CGCTGCGAAGCAACCCGCTACGAAAACGAATCTCAGGAGCTCCACTAATGGCTGACTCTATGGACCTCGTACAACAGCGCGTTGAAGAAGAACGCCAGCGCCACATCCACACTGCCCGCAACAGAGCTCCGGGCGTTTCCCGTGTGCTTTGCATCGAATGCGATGCGCCGATCCCTCCAGCTCGCCGCCGCGCTATTCCGGGCGTGCAGTGCTGTGTGACCTGTCAGGAAATCGCAGAGCTTAAAGGCAAGCACTACAACGGAGGCGTTGTATGAGCACTATCCTGAAATGGGCGGGAAACAAAACCGCTATCATGTCCGAACTCAAAAAGCACCTCCCAGATGGCCCGCGGCTGGTTGAACCTTTCGCGGGTTCCTGCGCTGTGATGATGGCAACAGACTATCCTCATTATCTTGTCGCGGATATTAACGCTGACCTTATTAATTTGTATAAGAAAGCGGCCTACCATCCTGAGAAATTAATACAGGTTGCATTGGTATTATTCAGCAAAGGTAACAGTGCTGAAAAATATTATGAAAATCGTCTGCGTTTTAACGAAGATACATCCCTTACCACGCTGGAACGCGCCGCATTATTCCTGTATTTAAATCGCCATTGTTATCGTGGGTTGTGTCGTTATAACCAACGTGGGAAATTTAATGTTCCCTACGGTAATTATAAAAATCCATATTTCCCTCATGCAGAAATCCTGACCTTTGCTGAAAAGGCAGTGCGTGCCACGTTCATCTGCGCCAGCTATGACGAAACGCTGGCAATGCTGCAGGCGGGTGATGTTGTCTACTGTGATCCACCTTATGACGGTACCTTTAGCGGTTATCACACTGCCGGGTTCTCTGATGATGACCAGTATGATTTGGCATCTCTTCTGGTGCGCCGGTCATCAGAGGGGCACCCAATCGTCGTATCAAATAGCGACACCCGCCTGATTCGTTCGTTTTACCGAAATTTCGCCATTCACCGTATCAGCACAAAACGCAGCATTGGCGTAGCCGCGGGCGGGGGTAAAAAGGCAGACGAACTGATAGCTGTAATTAAACCGAAGGTTTGCGTTGGGGGTGATTTAGCAGGCGGTCGTGATTACTCCGTTGTGCGTGAGGTGCGCGTATGAATAATTCCGCAGCAGTAATTGTGCCGACCGATATCAGCGCGATGATTCGTGAAATTGAAGTTTCATATGCCCGTTATCTCAATGAATTCAGAATTCCATCAGATCACAAAATTATCGTTAACTTCTCTGCCGGAAAAGACAGCACGACAACAGCTACGATTGCACATCATCTGTTCGGAGATCGCGTACAAAATGTGATGGCAGATACAGACAATGAACATGAATTGACCGTTGAGTATGCACGAAATATTCATCATCACATTGGTTGTAAACCCGTTCAGATTGTTAAGCGCATTTATACCGACGCAGAGTTCGATCGTCGCCGTAAATCGCTCATAGAACGCTGGCCCAAGCGACAGGCAATTCGGATGGGGGCTTATCGTGGCGTAATCATGCCATCGCTGGCCCGCTCGGATACCAAATTTGGTCAGGCATGGTTGCGTACAGCTGAACGCTGGGGCATTGAGTTTGAAACAGCTCTGGAGGCAGCGCTTTCCGTTATGCAGCCGAGTGGTAATAGTTTTCTGGATGCTGCATTGCTACATGGGAAATTCCCCATGCTCAGGGACCGTTTTTGCACGGATGAGCTCAAGATTCAGATCGCCTTTGATGCTGCTATAAAGCCTCTGCTTGATGATGGGGATGTAGTGGTTCAGTGGTCCGGCGTTCGGGCTGATGAGTCATCCAAACGAGCGGGTTACGAGCGATTTTCTAAAGATCAGCGCGACCCTGATTTTTTGTACAACTTCCTTCCGATTCATCAATGGACCGCGGCGGATGTATTCGCACTTCATAAATACTTTGGTATTTCACCAAACCCGCTCTACACCCAAGGGGCGTCACGCGTTGGATGCATGAACTGTGTGTTATGCAACAAGGAGGAAATAGCAGAGACGGCAGCCCGTTGGCCTGAGCATATTGAAAAACACAAAGAGTGGGAGCTGAGGGTTCGACTAACTTCTCGCTGGGTACACTGGATGAGTGTCGGCGAGATAAGCCAACGCTGGATGAAGAAATTTGATTTACCTCTGGGGCGAAGCGTCCAGCTCTATAACCTTGCTCCAGAAGTGCAGCATATTGATTGGTCTGGATTTTATGGCCCACGCGGAAACCTTAATTCCCCGGGAGTTGATGAGGTCGTGGAATGGGCTAAAACAGGTCGCGGAGGAAAAGTATATGACCTGGTCAAGGCCAGTATGGACACTTCCGTCTGCTCATCACGTTACGGTCTTTGTGAATGAGCATTTATTCATGGAATCCGCCAAGAAAGGCGGTCAATCCCTATCTGGACCCGGCGCAAGTTGCGCCGGAGTCTGCGCTTTCAAACCTGATTACTCTCTATGCTGCGGATAACGAGCAGGAACAGCTGCGCCGCGAGGCCCTGAGTAATGAGGTCTGGGAACGCTATTTCTACAATGAATCCCGTGATCCTGTTCAGCGAGAAATGGAGCAGGACCAGCTGATAAGCCGTGCCAAAATGGCCCGTGAACAGCAGCAATTCAACCCCGATCTGGTCATCGTTGCTGACGTGTGCGCCCAGCCAGCGCATATCAGTAAGCCGCTGCTTGAACGGATTAAATATTTCGAGGGACTGGGCAAGCCGAAGGCATATTCCCGCTATCTGCGTGAAACCATCAGGCCGTGCCTTGAACGCCTGGAGCGCGTGCGTACCAGCCAGATTTCTGCTTCATTCCGTTTTATGGCGAGCCATGAGGGGATGGAGGGCTTACTGGTCCTGCCCGAAATGAACCAGGAGCAGGTTAAGCGATTATCCACCTTGGTGGCGGCACATATGAGCATGTGCTTGGATGCTGCCTGCGGTGAGTTGTTTACGGATGAAGACGTTACGCCGGAAGAGATCCGCCGGTCATGGGAAAGGGTGGCCGCTGAGGCCATGCGCGTTGATGTTATCCCGCCTGCTTTCGAGCAGCTGCGCCGTAAAAAGCACCGCCGTAACCCGGTCCCATACGAGCTTATTCCGGGCTCGCTTGCCCGTATGCTTTGCGCGGACTGGTGGTATCGCAAACTGTGGAAGATGCGGTGTGAATGGCGGGAAGAACAGCTGCGCGCTGTCTGCCTGGTTAACAAAAAAGCGTCCCCGTATGTCAGCTATGAAGCCGTGATCCACAAACGCGAACAGCGCCGCAAATCACTGGAGTTTTTCCGCTCGCATGAGCTGGTTAACGCCGAAGGTGACACGCTGGATATGGAGGAAGTGGTAAACGCCAGCAGCGGCAATCCGGCGCACCGGCGCAACGAAATGATGGCCTGCGTTAAGGGGCTGGAGCTGATTGCAGAAATGCGTGGTGAATGCGCTGTGTTCTATACCATCACCTGTCCGTCACGCTTTCACGCAACGCTCAATAACGGCAGGCCAAACCCGAAATGGACCAGTGCCACGGTCCGGCAGAGTAGCGATTACCTGGTAAATATGTTTGCCGCCTTCCGTAAAGCTATGCACAAAGCCGGGCTGCGCTGGTATGGCGTTCGCGTTGCTGAACCACACCATGACGGCACCGTGCACTGGCACCTGCTTTGCTTCATGCGCAAAAAAGACCGCAAATCCATCACCGCGCTGCTGCGTAAATTCGCCATTCGTGAGGACCGCGAGGAGCTGGGTACCAATACCGGGCCGCGCTTCAAGTCTGAGCTTATAAACCCACGCAAGGGTACGCCGACAAGTTATATCGCCAAATACATCAGCAAGAACATCGACGGGCGCGGGCTGGCGCAGGAAATCAGTAAAGAAACGGGCAGATCACTGCGCGATAACGCTGAGAACGTAAACGCCTGGGCTTCGCTGCACCGTGTCCAGCAATTCCGCTTCTTTGGTATCCCTGGCCGCCAGGCGTACCGAGAGCTTCGCCTTCTGGCCGGTCAGGCTGCCAGGGTGCAGGGTGAAAAGAAGGCAGGCGCGCCCGTACTGGAAAACCCGCGTCTGGATGCTGTGCTGGCTGCAGCTGATGCTGGCTGTTTTGCCACCTACATCATGAAGCAGGGCGGCGTCCTGGTTCCCCGTAAACATCACCTTGTCAGAACTGCCTATGAGCTCAACGAGGAGCCGAGCGCCTACGGCGATCATGGTGTCCGAATTTATGGCATCTGGTCCCCGATCATTGAGGGCCGGATCTGCACTCATGCAGTGAAGTGGAAAATGGTTCGTAAAGCCGTTGACCTTCAGGAGGCGACAGCCGACCAGGGCGCTTGCGCCCCTTGGACTCGTGGCAATAACTGTCCCCCTGTTGAAAATTTGAACCAGACAGGGGGCGAAGTACCGGATATTACGTCCTTGGATGAAAAGGCGCTGCAGGACTATCTGCACGGCATGGGCAAAAAGGAACGGCGTGAGCTGGTCGCCCGGCTCAGGCTGGTAAAACGGAAACGGAAAAAGGCTTACAGGCAGGATATTTCTGAGCAGCAGCGCCTGCAGCTGGAGTATGAGCTGCAGTCCAGAGGGTTCGATAGCAGTGAGTACGAGGTGAGTTTACTTTTACGCGGCGGCAGCCTTCCGTCAGGGGGAGGACTGCGGATATTTTACCAGAACGGGCGGCTGCGTGAGGATGACAAATGGCGCCAGTATTACTGACACATCGGATATTTTTTCTGTTTTTGACTCATATCAGGTCTTTCTTATTGAAGGACAAAAAAGCGTTTTACATTTAGAAATCGGTACTATACTGTATGTATAAACAGTGTATATACATACAGTTATGTTGTGTAAGTGGTCGTAAAAGGAGGGAAAATGCAGGATTATCTTTTGGAGTCATTGAAACTTCAGCGCATTGATTTTTTCTTAAAGCTGGTAGCGGCAAGCGATTGCAGCGACGAAGAAAAGCGGCTGGCTATCCAGTGGGTTTCTGAGCTGACTGACGAGCTGATGGCCAAAATACGCAACCATGAATATAGCCGCACAATGGACGCTACCAGTTAGGGGGAATCTATGCGCATTGAAATAATGATCGATAAAGAGCAGAAGATAAGCCAGGCCACACTGGAAGCCCTTGAATCTGAGCTTTACCGAAATTTGCGCCCTCTCTATCCAAAAACGGCAATCCGCATACGTAAGGGAAGCGCTAACGGTCTGGAGCTGAGCGGTTTAAAACTGGACGAAGATAAAAAGCGGGTAATGGAGATTTTGCAGCAGGTCTGGGAGGACGACAGCTGGTTACACTGAAACGTTGCCCTCGAAAGAACTTATTATGGGGGTAAGGTTGAACAACGAGCGCAATGAGATGTGAGATGTGGCGGTCATTTGGATGAATGATCGCCCGCTTTGTATCAGGCATGGGTGTTTCTGGCTTCGCAAAGAATAGTATACGGTGAATAGGCAAAGGAGAACGGGTGTGTTGGACAAAATTGTATTGTAATTTTTATTGCTATCCGTATCCCTATAAGTTAACGTAAATAATGAAACATGGCAGGCTCGAAAGGTTTGTCTCTTGTGGTGATACACATAAATTTGAGGTCAAAATTATGACTATGCCTAGTTATTCCCCTTTTTTTAAAACTGTATATGATGAACAATCCCCAGTTGGACATCTTGGTCGTGGGACGCACTACTCTATTTTGAGTGCTGTCCAGTGGAAGTCATCTCTTTATACAAATCATCCCAGCCCAAAAATCCATACATTCGCCATTTTATGGGATGAAGACCATGATGAAAGGGTTTTAAATGTCCTTGAAGTTGCTTACATGTCTAACCTTATGCCTGCCGTTAAATTTGTAGGTGAACGCAAAGGTTCGCTTTTTGTAGTCTTCGATAGCAACTTGAAAAGCTTAGGTAAAACCATTCTTGAACCTATGTTTAAAGAGTGGTATCGCATCTGCCAAGCTGGATATGCTGACGATGTGTGGAGTTTTGAGTACGGATTTGATGACGATCCTGCATTAACAGGAATTATCAATGATAGGAATGAGAAAGTTAATTTGTACTTAGCCAATATTGCTAATTTATGGCCTCTTGGCCAGAGTGACTATATTCCTGTTAATTTGTTGGGTAGCAATAAACCAGCGTCGCCTCCTTTTTTGCCAAATAGTGGTAAATCACTGTTTAACAAATCTTAGTCTGAGATAAAAAGGAGCCCTCTGGCTCCTTTTTACGTTTTGTCATCAACATATTCTTCACTTCTCATATAAGAATTTGGGCAAAACAAGTCGTTTATTCTTGAGCACTTCTGAATGTAAGAGTTCAACTTAAACAAACTCCTACCTTTCGTTTACGGCTGACCTTCAACTTTCTTTGCACGTCTGCTCCATTTTACAAACGGTCATTCGGATGCAGATTTAAACCTCCCTGGCAAGTGCATGTCTATGCTGCATGAGTATGCATGAACGTTTGAGGATCGTTTTAGCTCAATCCCGCTAGTTCTGACAGGCTTTGGCTTATGTCATGCACCTGCATGAAAACCGCTACAAGAAGCGGCCAGGCGTGGCGGGGCTACGAGCGCGCGTATTGGGGGACAATCAACCATTTACTGAATGCTGGATGATAAGAGGCAGATGGTTTGCCGCAGAACGTCTTGACTCATTCTTGAAGCAGCAATATGTGAGATGATGAAAGTTATGCGTGATTATTGATTTTCGTGCATGAAATTGATATTTTGTGCGTGATTGTTCTTCTTTGTGAGGTTTTTATGGCTTTTAGAGCAGAAGAAGCAGCGGCTGCAAACTTCGAACGTGCTTATCGATACCTAGTACCACAGGGAGCTACGCAAGAAATGCGCTTCAAAATTAGGGAGAAACTTAAAGAGATTGTTGAAGAGTGTGGTCCAGTTGTTGAGGGATATCCGGCTTGGCATCCTTTTATGATGGAAGCGGATAATACCAGTTGGGCTCCAACGACGCCCAAGAGCACCAACAGCTTTAGCTATCTAGATCATACGGTGTATTTTCGGAATGGCATTCTTACCTGCCCTTACGGCCATGGCGTTGATGAATTTATTCAAACAATCAGAAATTTAAAACATCGAGATGCTTTCATAACAATTGAGAGAGTAGAAAATGTTGTACTCTACAATGATGCTGCAGTTCCATTACTAATCAAATGCGATTGGAATATCTCTGAAGAGATGGAGGCAGACGGCACCATTCCCCCAAAAGTAGCAATTGGATTGATGCTTGAAAACGAAGTTCCAAACTGGAGAAATGCCGTTTATTGTGAGAGTTGGGAGGATATGAGAGGACAATTAATGGGGTATCCTTTTGGAGCTAGGTCCTCTCTGTTTGTAAACCAACAGACGGGTCAGAAGATGAAAAGTTTTTGGAATCACTTAATAAAAACAGGCCTGCTTGGGGAAGAACGATAATAACGTAAAAAATATAGTGCCCTAATAAATTATTAAGGCGCTATATTGAGTGTTAGTCGGTGCGATTTTCCTTTGCCAGTCCCAATGTGTACGGTTCGAAACGGATCACTTCTTCGCCCAGCCAGTCATTGAGCTCCTGCATTCGCTTCTGAAGGGACATTAATTCGTTACGCACAAAAACGTGGCTGGCTTTTTCAACATCGCCGAACCCGCCGGTATTCGTTGGAATAATCCCCATCAGCTGCGGCGGCACGCGGTGAGCTGCCAGCATGTCATCACGGCTCACATTCTTGATGTTAAGAAACTCATCTTTCGCTGCGACTTCTGACAGCGGGATGATCTGAATGCCGTCTTTCTTGCCGTTCGGGCTGTACATAAACAGGTTGCGGAAGTTGCCTGGCCCTTTCGATTTTTTCAGCGCTTCGCGTATGTTGTCCACGTCTTTCTGATCGGCGGCGGGGTCGCTCATGTACATGATAAAACCAGCATGGCTACCGTTTAGGTAATACTTACGGCGAAACAGCGTGGCCGATTCATTCAGCAGGGCGGAGGGAATGGCGGAGAGGTATTCCGGCATTCCGTATAGCTCCTGGTTAACGTCAGGTTCCATCAGATGAAACACGCTTCCCTCATCGAACTGATAGGGCTGTGAGTTGTGACCATACTGTGCAAACCAGTAGGTGTCCTGGTCAATGCCGCGGCGAGTGTATTTGGCAAGCGAGGCGCGCAGCTCTATGATCTGCCCTAAGCGGTTCATGCGTTTTTCAAGGTAGGCATTGCCGAATACCAGAAAGTCCTGGGCGAACCGGGAAAAGGCCTGCTTTGACAGCAACCGGTGTGGGATGTAGGTACTGGTAAGAATATTACGTTTAACCTGTATGGCGCTTGAATGATGAACCGCTGACCGGTAGGTTCGCGCCAGACCATCCATGCTGATTGGCGGTTCATACCAGCGGTCCAGCTCTACACACTCCAGGTAATCAAATAACTCCCGGCGGTCCATTACGGGGATCGGATCGCCAAACGCAAACGCTTCGGCATTTGCATTGCTCACCATGTTGGCCGTATCGGTGGCGGTCTTGCCGCGCGGTGCCTTGCTGCGGTTTTTGCGGTTAGCCATTAAAAAATCTCCACGATGTTGCTGGTACTGGCGGAAGCTCCTGCCAGTGGTTCGTTATAAAGTGCGTGCATGGTTGCCCA